GGCCAGGCGTTACGGCGTAACGATAGCTGCGGCGCTGCGGCGTTGTTGTGACCTCCTCCGTGTACTCAGCACCAAGGGTGAACCATGCGCCCACCGGTGTTCCGACTGCATCAATTTCTTGGGCCTCTGCCAATACAGACACGCCGCGCCCCCACAAAGTGCCGTCATCGGAGGCGTAGTAGAGGCCACGCGGCATCACGTAATCGATACCAATGTAATTGGCAGTCGTGCCCGACGCGCTGGCTACAAACGGCCCGTACACCGTGGCGTCCGACATGTCAAAGCCTGCAACCTCGGTGCTTGTGATGACCGCTGCCGGGAATAAATCCAGCGCCTCGCCGGGCTGCACGATCTCGTACTCAATGTCTGCAAAGCTGCTGATCGGCGTGTCCTCGATGCGGATGGCCTCAATGTCGTACTGGCCGCGCCCGATGCAAAGGAGCTGGTACAAGTATTGCTCATTGCCGGAATACTCGGCGTAAGGCTGGGCTGCAAAGTCGGGGTAGGCCAGCATGCGTCCGAAATGCTCTGGGATGGCGCCATCGACGCGGGCACTGTTGCCCTGTGCTTGCAAGCTGTAGGTGGGGCTGGGTGCTGCGAGTGCTGCGGCCTGCTGCGGGGATGTTGGTTGCGGCGTCGGCAGGACGGCGTTTACAAGGGCAAGGCCTGCTAGCGACCCAACGGCAGACCATGAAGCGGCAGACATGCCAAATACACCAGCACCACCAAGCCCCAGCGCACCAGGCCCCATAAATGCACCGACCGCTGGGCCGACATACATCATCACAGCGATCATCGCCACCATGCGCACGGCATCAGACCCGCCGCCACCGCCGCCTTGTGGGATGGCGTTCACATCGATAAACGCAAGCGCCTGGTCATGCTCAATGACTTGGCCCCAATCGGCGCGCAGGATGGGTCGGCCATCGAGGAATGCAACGAACGGGTGCACCCAGCCCACCGGCGCAAAGCTCTGGATGCTTGCTGGCTCGACGGAATCCACGCGCCTGCCGGATGGCACGAGCACGTTTTCAAGGTAGACGACTGTTGCGCTCATGTGGCCTTATGCGTGAAGAATTCTTTGCGGCCAAAGCCCGAGAACCGCCAGGCGGAATCCGGCGTGAAGATGACGCCCGAATAGCGCGCGCAGTGCAGCACCCCTCCGCCGTCTGTGTCCAGCCAGACGCCGATATGCATGGGCCGGTGGATGATGACCGCGCAGCCGTGCGTCGGCTCGCTTTTCTCCCACCGCGTGCGCTCCGCGTGGCCCTTGAAAAGCTCACCCAAAATAGCCGGGTCGTCGTAGTCGGGCGCGATGATCTGCGGCACGTCAATGCCGAAGTGCTTGGCCTGCACCATGCGAAAGAACCCCATGCAGTCATAGGCGCCAGGGCCTTGCGCTCCAGCCTCCCAGGGTATCCCAATGTATTGGGCGGCCCAGCTCATGCCACCAACCCCGGAAACGTCTCTGTGTCGTATTCCATGCGCGGAAATCGGTAGTTCATCAAGTTGGGGAATCCTGCTGTGCAGTTGATGCGGAACACGTCAGCGCTCACGGTCAGAATGGTGCAATGCAGAGGCGGGTCGTTCTGTGGCGCAGATAGGTCCGTGCTGATGAACTCGCGGTAGGTGCACTGCACGAGGTCGGTTGTCGTCAAGGCCGCTTCGATGTTGGCGACGATGGCCCGGTCTACGTTGTCGATCTGGATTTTGATTTGCGGCACACCGGCTGCGGATACTTCGGGCTTTGTGAAGTCGAAGTTGAAGGCAATGAAGGTCACTGCCGTGCTGGCGTCTACCGGGGCCGAACTCTCAAGCGTGGCCGTCAAATTCACGCGGTCGCGCACAACCCGGATGGGGGCCAAGAATGCGGGGTGCCGAAGCTCCAGCGTGTGATAAATAATCACATTTGGCGCTGATGCGTAGGCCTCGCGCAATGCGAGCGAAAGCGTGTTGTCCATCGTGTTCCATTAGCGAATCTCGACTTCTGATGCTACGGACCACGACTTTCCAACACGCGACGCTTTGTACTCGCCAGACTTGAATCTTGCCTCTTGCGTGGCGTCTCCATAGCCCACGTTCAGGGTGATGTTGAACCACCCGGCCCCGCCATTCGCACCGGTCGATAAGTCGAACCAGTCGCGGAAAATCTGCATTTGAGCGTCCGAGAAAATCCAACTCACCGGAACCGAATCGTTGCGCGCCGTGCTGATGCGCCGAACCCGCGCAGGGCCAAGGTCCATGTCAGAGCGGACGGTCTGATCTTTGTTTGTGAAGCCGTGCGATGCGGACAGGTTGCCCGGCAGCGTGCTTGGAAATGTTGCCATCAGTAGCTCCCTGCCCCGCGATTGAGGGCATATGTTCGTTGCAATGCGCTGCTGACCGGGCTGGAGCCGGTGTTGATGCCGTCTGCGATCTTGCCTTCGATCTGGGCCACGAACACGTCAATCATGTTGGTGCCGTCAGCGCCTTGACTCTGGTTTGTCGTGCCCGCTTTGGAGCTGTCCTGCACCACATTGAAAACCACCTTCACCGATGCGCCGCCGGACACTGCGCCCTGCCCGCCACCGCCCAGCTTGTCGGCTGCCGTGACACTGCCGTTCGTGGTCGGCAACATGTACTGCGATCCGTTGCCGGCCGTGAACATTTCAGGCGAGCCCTTTTCGTTGACGCGGTACAGACTGCCCGATGTGACCGGGCCGCCGTACTGCCGCGCGCCCGCAATCGGGGCCGTGGCGATGGCCGGAGCGCCAAGGGATGCAGCGATAGCGGCAGCGGACGCGGCAGCGGCTGAAGCTAGTCCAGGGCCTACGATTGGGATAGCTGCGGTCGCCGCAAAAGCATTCTGCGCGGCCATGGCTGACATACCGGACACTTGAGCCGCAACCGCTGCTGCATACACTCCACCCTTTGCCGCCGCACCAGCCGTCTCTGCCGCTGCTGCGGTCTGCGCGAACATGGCGTTTTTGACCTGCTGCATGCCGATTTGCACCAGCGAGCCAACGGCCTCATTCAGTACCACGTTTGCCAGGTTGCGCATCACGTCCGTGGCGTTCATGGTCCCGTTTATCAGGCCCACAATGGAGCTTGTGGCCGTCTGCGAGAAGGCATTCATCGTGTCCACAAGGAATGCATTTGCATCGCTCTGAGACCGAAATGATTGCTCGGCAAGGGCGGTGCGCTGCAGCTCGTACTCGGCTGTGATCTGTGTCCGCGTGATCTGGCCTTGTGCTGTGGCGTCTACCCCGCGCTGGGCCATCAGGGTCTCGTACTCAGTGACGATAGCCAGCTTTGCCTCGTACTCTTGGCGCAGGGCGTCTATTGGGTTGACGGCCTTGGTGATGGCAAAGATTTCGTCGGCCTTTTTCTTTTCGAGCGCCTGGGCTTCTTTGGCTGCAGCTTCGCGGGCTTTGGCCTTGGTGGACTCGTCCTGCAAAAAGTTCTGCGTTTCTTTCGCCATCAACTCTTGTCGGTCTTGTGCGGCTGCGCTGGCAATCAGGGTTACGGCTTGCTCGTGCGTGGCGCGGCTGATCTTCTTTTCTGCAAGCAGTTTTGCCGCGTTGCGCACCGCCTCGGTTTCCGCTGCCGTTATCGCATCCCAAGAATCAACGGTCTCTTTTTTGAGCGTCGCAAGGTAGCCAATTTCATCAAACACGGCTGCTTTTTTCTTGCTGCCTGCTGGCTTCCCGGAGGAAGCGCCGGACGTGAGCGTTGATGCTGCGGCCTCGGGGTTGATTGATCCGCGTCCACCGCCTGCGCCGACTTCCCACGCCTCGCGCATGGCCTGCCCTGCAAGTTTGGCGCGCCCAGTGGTCTTTTTGTCGGCATCATCCAGTGCTTTGCGCCGTGCCTCTGCGTCCTGCGTCATGGCGTCGCCTATGGCCTTTGCGCCGGCGAAGTCGCCCCGCATGACTGATGCGATCTGCGCACCGATGCCGCCTATCTCCGTCCCCACAGCTGTGAACACGTAGGCCACATTTCGGCCAAGAACGGATATGGTCTGCCACGCCATGTCCGCTGCGTCGATGACATAGGACAGCGCGATCTTGGAACTGTCAGCCCAGGATGCAATGGCTTTGTTCCGGCCAAGTGTGCCGGCCTCGGTGTTGGCGGCGCCGAACTGCTGCGCCAGCTTGTCCAGCACCTCGCCCAGGCCCTTTGTGATGCCAGTCAGCGCCGTGCTTGTCCCGCTCAGTTCGTCAAACTTCTGGTTTGCCCGGCCCGCCGCATCGATGGCCACATCCATGGCGCTCGAAATCGTCTGCGGGAACTTCTGGAAGTCGGCGTCAATCTGCACCGCTGCTTTGCTCAGCGCGTTTGTCACCACGTCAGCGGTCAACTTGCCCTCTTCGCCCATCTTCTTGAGCGCGCCCACCGGCACGCCGATGCCGTCCGCAAGCTGCTTCATCAGGTAGGGCGCGTTCTCCATGAGGCTGCGCAGCTCGTCGCCTTGGAGTTTGCCGGAGCCCAGCGCCTGGCCGAACTGGAGCATGGCCGACTTGGCCTCAACTGCGGAGGCGCCGGACACCCGGATTGCCTTGCCCAGCAGTTCAGTGATACGCAGCGTGTCGGACTGAGTGCCACCCATTTGCAGGATGGATTGATTTAGGCGCGTGAACACCTCGGCATTTGCTGCAATGCTGGTGCCCGTGCGCTTGCTGATTGCTTCCAGGGCGGCCATGGCGGTGGCGCCGCTTTCCATGTTGCCGGCTGCAACTTCTATTCGTGCGCCCAACATCCGCATGTCGTCGGCCATATTGGCAGACTTGATGGCAGCGGCCGCCAGGGCCGCCACCATAACGCCGACTGCACCAGCTACTGCTGTAAGCCTTGGCGTCATGGCACTCAGGCTTGAAGATGTCTTGTCCAGTTCGGCCTGCACCTTGCGCTGGCCTGCAATCATGCCCGCTGTTTCAAGATCCACGGTGTAGTGGATGGCACCTACTTGCTCAGACATTGGATGCCTCCTTTGCTGCGCTGGGCACTGCCAACACGCGGCGCAATTCCGCCACCGGCCAAGCCAGGCGGCCATTGAATTTGACGGGCGCAATTGGCTTGCCTGTCATCGCCCACCTGCGCAGGCAATGCGAAGAGCGGCCCAACAGATGCGCGGCATGCGCGGTGCCGATGTGGGTTCTGGTTTCCAGGTCCAGCGGGGTAAAAGCGGCTTTCCTTGCCATAGTGAAGTCCTTTGATGTGGTGCTCACAATGCTATGGAGGCGTGTTTTTTTGTTGCAAAAGGCCGCAAATCGTGCGGCAATGTCAGCAGGCGCGCGGCGCGGTTGAATTTATGGCGCGGTCATCCGCACCGGAAAACCAAAGGAGGGGGCGGGAGTGAAAGAAATGCTATCCAAGCTCATGAAGGCGGTTTTTATCCCTGCGCCCAGAATGGCGCCGGCAACAATCAACAGCACACAGCAGGTCGACGGGCCATCTGCTGGGTCGACATTGAACCTGCGAGGCGAAGACATGGCACGGGCCATGATTTCTGATCCGCTTTTTTTGGAGAAGTATGTAGCGGCGGCCGGCCGGAAAGTTGACTCCGGCTTAGTCGACGACAAGCACTACAGCACCTTTGTTGATGAGGTGAAGGCCCTCAAGAAGGCCTTGGACCACGATGCCGCTGCCGGGCTCCTGTTGCGCCTGATTGACGCCGTAGAGGAAGAGTCAAGAGTAGGTGGCAAAGAATGGTCCGTTGCGCCTTGGTATTACGAGCAGCTCGCAATAATTTATCGCAAGGAAAGGGGCTACAAAAATGAGGCCTCCGTGCTCAGGCGCTATGTTCTGCAGTACAAGGGAAAGCGCGACAAGCCATCAGACAAGATTCTGGAGCGGCTGAAAAAGGCTCAGTCGCTTGAGGTCGCGGCTGCAATTGCGAGCAAAAGGTAACACCCCGCTACCGTCCAGTTCCGCATTCTGCTTGGGGCAATGCGGCGCCAGCAAATGCCCGGCCCGTGTCTTTGCCGGTCTGGTGGATGCATTGGCACCTCCAGCCTCGGTAGCAGCTCACAGCGCCGGTCTGGGTCACGCAATGTCACGCTGGGTCACGCCGGTTGATGCGGGGCGGTGTCGCTGTTAACGGTGGGCAGGTGGCCGGGCTGGGTGTTGGCATCTTCCACAATCTGTGGATGATGGGCGGGCAGATGCTGGGCACTCCGCAGGGCCTGCGGGGTGGTGCATACCGCCTCAGTTGTGAGTTGGTTGAGATGATGCGCCAGCATTGAGGGGATGAACCCGGTTCACCCCCTCTTTTCCAATTGGCACATTGGTGGACTGTTTGCGAGACGCATTCACAAATGACGGTACTTTTGACGGTACTTTTCAAAATGTCACCCGCTAAAACATGCCTATCCCATTGGAGCAACGCTTTCCAATGTGATTCCTCAGGTAGGAATGGAGTGGCGTTTAACCAGCTCACAACTGAGCCGGTAAGCCGATACCACCTGAGAATTCAGGCGGCTGAATCTCAAGTTTTATCAGGTTCTCGCGGTCGCCTGAGACATACCATTTGATAACAGGCGGTCAGGCGCTCCAGTCCAGCAGGTAGGCCAGCAGGGCAGGTTAAGCCCACAACGCGCTATATGGTCTGCCTGGGGTTGTCGCCCTTCTGGGCGTGAACCTACACCCTGTTGGGCGTGGGTGCCGTTTCAAAGCTCGCCCTAAACTCGCCCTTAGGGCCTGCCTGTGACCCTTGCGCCGCAATGGTTCCCATCCACAATTTGTGGCCGGGTGTCGGAAATTCTCCCGAACCCCAGCGCCAGCAAAGGGAACCCGCGAAAAGCTGCGGGTAGGAGGCCAACACAAAATTGTGTTGGCGACCCTTTACTAAACCTTGCCATTGCCCGGCCCGGCAGGCGTGGACCCTTATGCAAACCTCACTATTCACCGGCTGGCACGTTGCGCGGCTCCTAGGCCCGTTTGCTGCCTTCCATGGGCGTTACATGGGGTCACGTGGCGTTACAGCGGCACCTGCTTGGATACTCCCCCATCGGCTTGTACCTTGCTGCGAACTTTGCGCACCTATTGCGCGGCTAAATTCGGCTCTATCGTTTGCTTATCGTTGCGAAATGAACCGGCCCGTTAGGCAGCCCCCATTGGGGAGAACCTGATTTCAAGTGTTGCGCAACAGTTTGGGTAAAGGCGGCGGAAACCGGGGCAAGCTGCGCACTTTCGCCTGGGTAGATTTGCCCGGCTTGGGTCTGGGCTTGAATGTGATCATTGTCAGTGCGCCGCCTTTGATGGACTGCATGAGTTCCGATATCGGAATTCCGACATCGGCTTGGGAGTTATGCGGCCGCTCCCACCAGTGCGGCGAACTTCTTGCTGAATGTTTTTGCGGACCGTGGCGGCTTCGGTAGCACCTGCTTTGCCCGGCGTGCGGCCTCCCTGATTTTCCATTCTGCGGTGTCCTGAGCCAGCACCACAGTGCAGCGGGTCACGCCGTCAGAGCGCTCTATGCGGCGGTGCTGCCTGTGCGCTTGCATGGTGACCTTGCTGCGCATCGTGAGCGTGAACCGGGCCAGGTCAAACACGCTGCAAAGCCTGGGCGCTTCCTGATGTTGGGCAGGTGTCGCCGTGGTGCGAAGTTGCACAACGGGCCATTCGTCGCGGTCGTCGTCGGTGTCGGTGTTGGTCATGGGCGAATGCTATGAATGGGCCGCACCACTTAAAACACGATGGATGCCGGTTTACTCTCGTCGTCTGCGGGTGCAGGGCTGCACTCGGGCGCTGCATGAGGTGCAGGGGTGGGGTGAACCACGTTCAGGGGTGCACCGGGTGTAGGGGTGTCCAGGCCATGGCAAAACTCGTCGGCAATGTCCAGGGTTGCAGACAATAGGGCCATTTCATAGCTCAGGTCGGCATGCTTGTGGTCCGAATACCTCGCCATGTAGCCGTGAAGGCTGCTGATGCGGTCACGCAGCACCCGCAAACGGCGCTCCAGCGTTGCAATCACCTTTTCGGCCCCCTTGTCTGCGGCAATCACTCCAAAGCGCTCCAGGATGGCCCTGAGCTGCCAGGGGTGCAGGTACACGGTGGATGGGTCGTTCATGCAGTCGTCTTGTTGCGCCAGGCTAATAAATGGGCCTTTGTCGTCAGTCACCAGTTCGGCGGTCACTTGGTAATGGGTGATAGCGGTCATGGTTCGGCCTTAATGCGTGAGGGATTGGGGTGTTGCGGTCAGGCTGGCGAAGTGGCCAATCTGGTTTTGGTTCAGCCAGTGATAGCGGTCAGCGTGGCCGGTGCAGGTAAGCGGGCCCCGTGCAATACCGGGCTTCCTTCCAGCTGCAATAGATGGCATCTCTAGATGGTCACCGTGAGACGGTGTAGAGGAATGGTCAAAAGTGGCCCTGATAGCACCGTGAGACGGTGTAGGCGGCACTCCCTCTACACCGTGAGACGGTGCTATGCCGACCCTCTCTACACCGTGAGACGGTGTAAGGCTTGCGTTTTTCAGCGGCATGGATTGCTGATATGCGCCACGCTTGAACGTCTCAGCGGCGCCAAAGTCGTAGCCGGGCAGCCTATCCAGCGTGCGCCAGGTCAATGCGTACCAGCTTGCCTTATTGGGCCGGTGCCCCATCACGGTCTCATGAATGAAGCCGGCCGCCAGCAGCTCACGCTTTGCCCTGGTAATCACGTCCGTGCTGTTCCATCCGCGTTTTGACAGGTGGGCTCCGGATGCAAGCAGGCGGCCATTGTTGTCACGGACAAACTGCCTTGCCATCTCCAGCAGCAAAGCGCGCGCAGGATGCGATAGACGGGCGTAGGCGGGACAATCGAGCACGGCCCAGGGCAATGCCACAAACCCGCCCTGGTCGCGGCTTGTGTCGTGCCCCTTGCGCTTTGGGTTGCGGCCGTTAGCCATTGCACAACCCTTGCTTATGCGCCAGCTTCAGGCGCTTGACGAAGCCGGTACGGGACTTGGGCTTCATCCCGGGGAGCTCAGCCAATATCAGGCGCTGGCTGTCGTGGTCGAACTGAGCCACCAACAGTGCCAGGTCCATAGAGACATGGCCTTCACGGACTTGGGCATTCAGCTCCGGGCAGCCGGTGCGGTGCACCTTCAGGCCATTGAAGAACATGCGGCGTGAAATGCCGTGCATCTCGCAGATTTGCGCGGCGGTGGAGTGCAGAGCTGCACTCATACGGCACCACCAGACTTGCGCCTGCTCAGCCACTGGTGCACCTTGCGCCGGTCGCTGGCCGTGAACGAGTAGACGCCGGGGCGGCAGGTGAATCCATCGCGGTCAATGAATTTGATGCGTTCGCAGTTGATGGTCAAACCCATGTCGCGCAGATCCGAAATCAGATCCGGGCCGTTCGCGCAGCCAGCCACTGAATCAAGTTCATGCCGACTGATGGGACGGCGCATCATTGCGGCGATTGCGCGAAGCTGGCGCGGATTGCTTGTGCCGTTAAACTTGCGCTTGTCTGGGGCGCTCTGGTTTCTTTTGGGAAGCTGGGGCGTTTTCATTTGGCGACCCTCCACCACATCGAGGGAGTGGCGCACCAGATGCGCAGTGCCAGCGCCAGTACAGCGGCCTTCACGGTGTCACCCCGGCCAAAGCCTTAACGGTTGCTGTCGGCCACGCCAGAATTCCGCCAATGCGGCTCGGCACCATCGGACCCGTACCACTGCGGCAGGCCCATACCCGCAATGTCTGCGGGCGTCGGTTCAGGTAATAGGCTGTCTCAGCGGTTGTGAGGTTGGGACGGGTCACCAGCGCCAGCGGCGGGAATGGTGCGGCGAACTGTTGCGGGGCGTTTGCTGTTTGCATGGTTTCGAATTCGTATTTGTTGAACACGAAACGAAACTTCAGGGTGCAACACCCCTTGCGAGCAAACGCAACCCCTATCGAGCGGGGCTCACCATTGGCGAATACAGGGCAACTAGCAACCCCTTACGAGTGCTGGCGCAACCACTACCATCGGTCACACGTCCCAAACGCCCTTGACCTTTTTTACTGGCGCTTTTTTTGGCTTGTCGTTCAATACATCGCGCAATCGTGTCGCAGTGACACCAAATGCGGCAGCGGTGTTTGCAGCGAATGCCTTGTTGCCTTGCCCTCTCAGTTCATCCTTCATTGCGCGGGCGGCGCTCTTGCGCTCCAGTGTCCACAAAGTCGAATTGCCACCCAATGCGACAACATCCACCACCACTGGCACGTGCGCTGCAATTGCTGGCGCTGGCTTGGGTGATATGCGCAGCGGCTCGGGCACGTCCCATTCCATGGCGTGAGCCCAGCAGCAAAAGTCACACAAAATAACTCGTGTTTCCAAGAGGCTTCCATACAAAAGGTAGCGAAGCTGATTCATGGGTCGCAGAAGATGGGAACCTCCGTCAAAGTGTTTGCGTAGTAGCGCCAGCCTCCGCCTACCTTCTTCTGTATTCAGGACTCCGCTGAACTCGGCGTTCTCGTGCCTGACAATGCGCACCCCGCCATCAAAGGGGATCCGCTGTTCGGTTTCGGGCTCTGAGTCCATCGAAAGACAGACACACTCTTCCAGCGTCAAGCATTTGCTGGAATCGTTCCACAGAACCCAATCTGGCATTTCCATCTTGCACCCCTTCAGGTGTTCACTTCATTAGGAGCCCCAGCAGGCCGGTGAAGGTGTCCGACTTTTTGGCCCGGTTTCGAAACGGGCCTAGCTGGGGCAATCTGGTTAGATGAACGCCTGAAACTCATCCTGTACGGCGCGCACCTTGTCGTGCGCCATGCGCATGGTTCTGGAGAGGTAAGACGGGTCAACCTTGGCCTGGGCATCAATGGCCTTTACCTTGGAGTCAAGCAGCGCAGCAACGTCCCACAACGCATCGTTTTTGGCGTGGACCACTTTCTGCAGGGTGGCATCAGGCATGAGCAGGGCCAGGGCCGCACACTTCGCCTCTGAGGTCGCTTATCGTTCCTGCGTTGACGTTGCCGACCGCCAACATCATTGCGCCATTCAGCGCGTCGATTCGGATGGCCAGGCTTTGCACAAGATGGGGCAGCTTGTCACAGTCCTCCGCTTGCGCGGCCTTGAGCATGACGGCGCATATCGCTTCGATTTGCCAATGCGCTTGGCTGCACAGTTCTGCATGTGTTTTTTCAAGCATGGGACACCTCCTTCGAGGCTTTTGCCCGGGGCCTCGCCACCAGTTCTCCGGCAAAATATTGGCGCATTACGCGGTCGACCAATTTTTGGTGCCGGTCTCCCGCTTTGCTTATTGCCAAAAACTTGTCAAAAACTCCCTGGGACGGGAACACCATAGATGCGCAACCGCTGCGCCTAATTACGCTTTCCTGCCAGGCTTTTACTTGCTCGTCAGTCTCGCCAGGACGAATAACGCGGGCGCGGATGCCTCCAGCCAGTATCTTGGTGCGGTTAGTTCGCTTGGTCGTATCAGGCATGGGTAACCTCCACCATCGACTTTGCACCAATCTTCACCAGATTGAAGCCTGACCCATATTCTTTCCACTCCAGCGCCTCGGCTTGCTGGGTATGGAAAAACACCATGGCTTCGATGCCAGACTTCTCCAATTCCAGTTGCTTGCGAATGGCGTCCATGTATCCATCCCTGTCCGCAAACAGTATTTGGCGATTTTCACTTACCCCGGTCTCAATCGTCACAAGGAAGGTTTTCAGTCTGCTGGGGCGCACGGCAGAAGCCTGCCGCTCGGTTACATTCTTCTTAGCCATTCTCAAAGCCTCTCTTTGATGTGGTCAGGCGGCATTGGTGGGCTCAATCACCGTTGCCGCCGCCCGTTGCCCTGGATGATCCGCGCCAGGGCTTCGCGGTGTGTCATTCGCTGGCGCTGTCCTTTGCGGTCGACAGATATTTCGCGTGCAGCGCCACCAGGTCCAACATGGCGCCAAGATAGGCCGCCACCCATGCCGGTATCGGAGACAGGCCATTCGCCCAGCGTGATGGCGTTTGCTTGGTCACTCCAGCCTTGCGGCAGAAATCCGATTGCTTCCAGCCAAGTGCAGCCAGCGCATTTGTGAATTCATCAGGTGTCATTGTTTGCCTTTCCATGAGCCAAGTATGGCACGATTAGTTCCTTTGTGAATACTTTTTTAATTGTTTTGTATTCATTGTTAACATAACGCCTGTTTGATAAAGTAGACGAAGTGCACAACTTTGTACGCTTTAAGGAATTTTCCAAAGGAATCAATGGCTTGCATGCGCGAGTGCCATTGCCCAATAAATGAGCATTCGGCAGACGTGTAAAGCCAGCGAAGTTATCCACAGGCGCTAGGCGACCAATCCCAGCTTGGCTGGCGTGGCTTTTGCGCTAAACACAATGCCGGCCTGCTCCAATATCCACGCCTCGATGCGCCCATGGTGCAGCGCCAGCAGTTCCAGTGGGCGCACGGTGTAGTGCTTTTCGGCGGTCGCGCTGGGCTTGTGGCCTTGAATCTGCGCCACCACGCCCACAGGCACCTCCAGCCACTCGGTCAGGCTCTTGAATGAACGGCGCAGGCCGTGCAAGGTCAAGCCCTCCAGCCCTGCCACTTTGCAGGCGCGGGTGTGGGGCGTGTTCGGCTCGGTTATGTAGCCGGTAACACTAGTCACCAGTACGGGCCCCGCGGGCGGCGTCTTGCCCTTGGCGGCGCTCTTGCGCTCCCTGCGTGCAATGTTCTTTTCGTTCATGGCCAGGGCGCGGGCGCTGGCAAACACGTATTGATTGCGGCGGGGCAGGGCGGTTACCAGGCTTTCAACGTAGGGGGTGAGCGGAATTTCTCGCTCACCTTCCACCTTGTCGTTTATGTGGATGCCCTTCCATTGGGAGTTCACATCCTCCCATCGCATGGTCAGCACTTCATTTAGGCGGGCACCAGTCAGCAGCAGCACCTGAAGGCAGGCCGATATGGTGGGGTTGCCAATCTGGCGCACGGCGGCAAACCATGCCTCTAGCTGGCCCTTTTGAAGTACATCTTTCTTTGTCCCGGCCTTGCCCAGCGCCTCGCGGGCCTTCTTGGTCTTGGCTGGGTTCTTGGCGGGCAGCAGGGCGGCATATTCCGGCTGTTCACTGCACCATGTCAGAAACACGGTCAGCAGTCGCCATGCAAGCCGGGCGGATGTTGGGCGGCTCTGGCCCTCCTTTGCGGCCCATGCTTCTATGGTGGGCTGGTCTAGGTCTTTCAGCGCCAGCGGCATCAATGCGGCCAGCGGCTGGGCAATGGTCAGGCCAGAGCCCCCGCGCTTCTTGCGTTTCTCTCCGCCCGGCTGGATTTTGTTCATGTGGTCTTGGTAATGCAGGTCACCCCAAAAGGGGCGGCGTATCTCGCAGTACAAGAGCCACACCTCGCGCACCGTGATTGAGGCCAGCTTGTCGGTTTCCAACTTGGCGGCAGCGGCGGCATGGGCGGTAGCTTTGGCGGCGTCTTGCTGGCGCTCCAGTTCGCGGGGGTCGTCGCCATCGCTTCGCACCATCACAGCAAGGCGGCGGGCTTCGGTGCGGGCGGCTTCAATGTCCAGCACCCGCACATCCCCAATGGTGCGGCGGATGGTTTGGCGGTTCAGCTTCGCCTCATAGACGAATGCCTTTAAGCCCTTGGGGTTCTTGGTGCTGGGGGCGGTTGCACGCACGCGCAGCCCGGGGGCTTTGGTGTCGCGCAGAAACACCTGGGTTTTGCCAGGCGGGCAGGTCAGGCGGTCGATTAGCCCGGCTGTCAGTTCTTGCGCTTCGCCTAGGTCTGGCGCGTCGGTTTTCTTTGCTCTTGCCATCGTTTTCCCTCTCCATGTAGCCACCATGTAGCCACTTTTGCCCAATTTGGGCGAATATCAACGAATACCCAAGCTGTTCACCCATCCAGTTGAAAGCCTGTAAGTTGTTGATTTATATGGATTGTAGCTACATATATCTACACTGGAAAATACGTTAGCCATGGGATTGTGATTCCTGTTGTCGTGGGTTCGAGCCCCATCAGCCACCCCAAAAATCGCTAATGAAATCAAGCACTTACGAGAAATCGGCAAGTGCTTTTTTTCTGCCCGCTCGTTTTGCTTGGCTCCATGTAGCCACCATGTAGCCACCGGTACCGGGTTTTGTACCTAGCCAGCGCCAGCAAATGGCGGGCGAATATCACTCGAATGGGGGATTGCGGCGTGCTGTGCTGGGTGCTACTGTCAGCCGATGGACAGCCCAGCCCCACCGACATTCGATGTAGTCCGTACTCCTGACGGTCTTTACTGTGTGTTCGTGAACATGGTTCGCATCGCCGGGCATGCACTTCGCTCTGATGCACTGGCTCACCGTGAGCGCCTGCGATTGCAGAGCCTGCGGAATTGACGGGCTCAGTAGCGACCCGGCAGCCTACGGCGCCAATACTGATGTGGTGGTGGCTTGGTCGGATTCATGGGTGCATGGTGGAATCGGATTCCACACTCAGCAGGCAATGGATCCTCAAACAACGAAAGCCACCAAAGGGGCGAGGCATGAAAAAAATTGACCAGCACACAATCGATTTGTGTGCCCTACAGATTGCAGTTGCGTATCTACTGGCCAAGGAGTCGGAAAGATCCGGAGTTTCAATGGCGGAGATACAGGGGTGCATGCAGGAAAAAGTAATCGGCAGCTCCGAGGCGTCTCCATTACGCCTTCAGCAGGGGTTTTTTGAGGCAGAACTTGCGATTGAAAAGTCGCAGATTAATTTGATTCGAATGGCCTCTGGATTGCTTCAGTCTTTGCGACGGGCTGGGTGATACACGGCCATTCTGCTGCGCCTTGACTGCTCGTATCAGGCCGGCCAGAATCTCGGGCTGCCTCACCGGCCGGTGAGGCGCACAGCTCCGCAACTTGGCCGGTGCCAGGCTTACGGCCCCTGGGGTTGCCGGACTCCCCTGATTTTCACCGGCCCGGGCGTTTGGCCTTCTCAGACATTGCTTTTTTCTTGCTGTTGCAAGGTTGGCACAAGCTGGAGACCGGCGCCGGGGAGCGTAGGCTCAACATCATCCATGTCAATAATGACATCTGATTTCAGGCCGGAAATCCGAAACATCTGGCCTGCCAGCATGGTGAACTCCACCCTCATACCGGTTTCAGGAAAATGCAAGACGTACCGCTTGCTGGCGCTCGCTGCCAATTCAACACACCCATCGAATGGGGCCTTGGTCTCAAAGATTTTCTCGCTCATGGGGTTACCCTCCTTTATGGTTGGATGAATGCGCGTCACAAGCGCCCGACAACGTTAGATGCACCACGCATTGCGGACCACACCGGGCCGCTGTTGGCGCCGATTTGATTGGCCACCTCGCTGACTGACCGGGCAACTGCAATATCAATTGTTTTGGCAGACTCGTTAACCGATGCGGTTGTGCCTTGAGGGGCATTGCTGATGTTGATGGTCCATCCTTGACCGCCGCCCACCTTGTCGGCTGCCGTGACGCTGCCGCCCGATGTTGGCAAAAGGAACTGCGAGCCATTGCCAGCGGTGTACATCTCGGGCGCGCCCTTTTCGTTCACCCGGTAGAGACTGCCGCCACTCACCGCGCCGCCGTATTGCCGCCCACCAGAAATACTCGTGCTGGCGATGGTAGACACGATGCTTGCAGTAGCCGCTGCCACGCTTGCCATGGCGCCAAGGTTTGCAGGCCACGGAAGCGCGGACGCCTGGGCGATGCCGGTCTGAATGGCGATGATTGACTGTGCAATGGAGAATGCTTTTTGGGCCGCAAACATCGTCTTGTAAATGTCCGACTGCTCGCCAGACGCATTCTTTGTGATGCTCATCAGTGAGCCAAAAATATCTGCCGTGCTGGACATTGCGGCGGCATTGGCATTGCTGCGCATCGCTGCAATGTCCTGCTGCATCTTGGTTTCAATGGCAACCTTCTGGTCGGCGTAAATCTGGCTGGCACCCAAGTCCATCTGCCGGGCTTGTTCTGCAG